CGAAACTTTGAATCTATAATCGTCTCCCGGGGTGGATCATTCCGGGGATTTGGTGCACTCTTATAACGAGATTTGACGTTCACGATGTGCAAAAGCATAAACGTTGCCTATGGGTGTGGGTTATTTCCAATGAAAGGCATATTGTGCATTGGAATTTGGTTCATGTACTTGGTTTTCTTAGATCTCATAAATTTCTTGTAGATCATGAACAGCGCAAATAAGATGGCTAGTACGACCAGAAATGTCAAATCCAAAGAATAATGACCTTTCTGGAAAGGGGTTTTTGTGCGCTGCTGAGTGCCGTTGTTAATGATCTCGGTTTTGGCAAACCAATGTGTGAACCAGTCGAACATGATGAGATTGAAACTTTAAAGACTGCCAACAGAGCCGATTACGACTTTGATGTTGGTGTTGACGCCGGTCACAGCAAGTGTGGAAGATGAGCCGGCTGCGCAGTCGTAAACGGCGAAGTATTGTGATGCTGTGGCACTCGTGACGGTGAATGCGTTGGAGGCCACGATGCCGGCTAAGACCGGCGCACTGATAACTGCTGACGTTCCCGTGAGTTGGATGCTGATTGTAACGCGACAATCAGACAAGAAAGTGATCTTATTGGTGGTGAATGTGATCGGTGCGTCGCCGGTAACGATAGCGTTGCCAAAAATGTTGGCGTTGGTCACTGGGGCAGCGATTGCGAGCTTAGAGTTATCCGGGATGAGTGGTGCGTAAATTGGGCCGAAGAAACGGAAGTTGTACCGAAAACGAACGGTGATGTCGACTGGGTCTGTGCCAGGAGAACCATTGGAAACGATGACGAAAACTCCGAGATTGCGCTCGGATGGGTCGGTGTCGTTGATGGGTTTCTGCGGATTGTAAGACAAATTCCATGGAGCCTTGCAAATCCCCTTGGAATTGGAATCCAATTGGAGTTTGACGGATTCGGATTTGCGGTCGTAGGCTTCAGCTGCATTGAGGAGGGATTGACCAGGAGATGGAATTCGGGATGGATCCCCGTTCGGGAAGTGGCGGAGAATGATGAAATTCTTGGAGAAAGCGTTGCCGGTTGTCTCGACTTCCATCTCAAGTGCGCTGGACCAAGAATCGAATTGAGATGCTACGGCTTTAGCCCTGGGTGCGCTATTAGGATTGCCCTCGAGTTGGTAAGCAAATCCCCAGGTTTTGAAGTAACTGGGATGGTGAGAGTAATGACTCTTTCAGTGCCTGCCAGGTTAGATACGGCATTCATATTGGATCGGCCGGGCTTGTTGCGGCGATTGTTTGTGTTCTTGCGAGGTTGCATTTTCGTGGATTGCGTCGACATTTGCCTCGGTTTTTGTTGAACCTTGCGACGTCTTTGCAAAGTTGGGCGGCGTGTGGAGCGAGTTTGGGTGCGCATGTTGATTATTTAAACGTTAAAGGCTCTACATGCCTTCCGTTTTGACTCTAGCTTCATAACTTATGAGTTCAGTGAACTTGACTTCACCACGCGCGAACATGTGTAAGAAGCTGAGTAGTAAGTCAAATTTCTCGCGGTTGACTCGGAAGTGAGCTTCATTCACTTGTGACATGTTCGCAGCAACGTTAGTGGAATTGGTAGTCTTGATTAGATCCTGAACTGCAATCTTATATTTGTTGAACTCCAATTGGTTTGCGTAAGATCTGCTGAGTGTCTTGGCTGCTATTTTCGGTATATTCAATGCGCAACCGTTGTCGTTGAGGATGAAGCTGGTGAATTCGCCTGAATCGCCAGTGCTGATTTTCAATTGGTAGCCGCAATCAATTCCAAGTCTTTTGATACGATCATTGTTCAACACAATTTCTTTCCCCATTAATGTGCAGTCGTCGCCTTTGAACATTGCGTAAGTGATTTCGAGGTAATTAACGCATGATAGGACAACTGCTGCGTTGAACAAAGTGTTGCCAATGAGTGTATCAACTCTTCCTGAATCTTTTTTGTTTTGAACTTCAACTGTGGCGTGATCGTATAGAACCGTTCTTTTCTCCATCATGGTTAAGAAGTGAAGTCTCAACTCAGGTGGGCAACCCATTTTAGTCAAGCAATACATGAATAAAGCATGTTCGAGGTTGTTCTGAGCTGTGTCAAATTCAACGAAATCGCTGTCCATGAACTTGAACTTACGACCGGCACATAACTTGTCAAGTATGTGCATTAATTCAGTGTCGGTTTTACCGGAAGCGAACATGAAACCGTTTTTCGCTCTTAATGCGATCTTTTCCAAAACGCGAGTCCATACGACCATTTTGAAGTTGAGGGTTTTCTCCCATGCTGCTATTCCTTGACCTGCTTTGTCGTTGGTTAAGGGATCTTTGTTCAGTGTTGCCTTCTGTTGTTGCTTCATGGAGAATTTGACGTTGCTGGCGCCTTGGTCCGTCCAGCAATCTATGTCGCGTAGATCTGTGACGTCGTGACCTCTTTCTTGAAATTTCTCGATGGCTTCGGCGAATGCTTGCTCTTTCTCGTCAAGTTTGATTTCCCATTCCAAGTAGTTGTCCAGAACTTTACCGAGCACTTTAATTTCATTGTGAACTCCGTCGTAGGACAAATTCTTGGTTTTGCGAGCGTAACGTTGGAATAGAGTGGTGATGGTGCTTAGTTTGCGACTCGAGTTGGTTATTTTGACGCGTT